CTCCAGGACCGGGTCGACCGAAGGGAATGCCGAACAAGGCCACCAAGACGATCCGCGACGCGGTCATGCAGGCGTTTCATGAGGTCGGCGGCCCTGAGTACTTGGTGCGCCTGGCGCAAGGCACGCAGAGCGATCGAGCCGCGTTCACCAGCCTGTTGAACAAGGTGCTGCCGACGCAGATCAACGCCAACGTCGAGGGCGGCATCCAGGTGCAGCTGAGCTGGCTTGGCCAGCGCAACATTGGCACAACAACGGCACAACCTGTCGAGCAGGTGACGCAAGTCGTTGATCTAGAACGAGATTCGGCTGGCAAGTACCGGATTAAAGATCCGGTGGCAGGGGGTGACGGCACAGGGCCGACCAACCAGAGCGGCGTAGAAGGCCCGCAGCATGGCTGAGGCTACCCACCCCAAGGCCTGCCTGCGATCGGGCCTGCATGGCCTGCCTGGTGGCCTGGAATCGTGTGGCGCTGGCCAGACCCCCCACCCCCCATCGAGCCGGTGGCGGGGGGTGGGGCGAGAGCAGGGGCCCCCCGCCATTTTTCACCACCCCAAAATCGAATGATGAGAAAAACGCAATGAACTTTGTATGTCCACTTCCCCCCATCAAGGTGCTGGTCCGCGCTGAGTACCTGTACGACTTCGAGCGCGGTCACGGCGACCTGGTCGAGGGCATCTGGTGCAGCGTCAAGTCCCACCGCGGCGAGGCGTTCCGGTTTGAGACCTACCTGCCCGAGTACGGCGCGCTGTACGACAAGCTGCCGATCAGCGCGTTTTTGTGGAAGCCGCTGGACGGCGAGGACTTGCCGCTGGACTTCCTGCAGATTTGGGACGCGCTGAGCTACCACGTGGCCGTGATTGAGAAACCCCTGCTGGGCGGGTTGCGTGCTGAGTTCTTTGGCAAGGACAAGAAGCTGCACCCCGGCGAGTACATGTTCACGCTGGACGGCTGCAGCCCTGACCCGCGGATACCCGACTTTGGGTTCAGCGAGACGGTGGACGAGCACAAGAGCTACAACGTGCTCAAGCTCGACAGCGGCCAGTTTGCGCTGCAGCCCAACAACCGGTGTCGGTTTTTTGACCCTGCGTTTGTGCCGAGCGAGATGAAGTTCCCCGACTTCAAGGTGGCTACCGTCAAGTACACGGTCGAGAACAAGGCCAAGTGGCGCTTGGGCGACACCAGCACGGTGATGTACGACGAAAGGGGCGAGGGATGAACCTCAACGAATACCAGCCCCGCGACGTCTTCAAGCCCCTGCACAACCGCAGCAAGCGCTGGGTGTGCGTGGTGGCTCACCGCCGGGCGGGCAAGACAGTGGCCATGTGCGCTGACCTGGTGATCGGGGCGCTCGAGACGGCGCTGCCCAAGCCCCAGTTCGCGTACATGGCCCCGCAGCGCGACCAGGCCAAGCGGGTCGCGTGGACCTACCTCAAAGACCTGACGCGTCCGATGTGGAGCAAGCCGCCCAACGAGAGCGAGCTCAAGATCACGATCAACAACGGCCACGGCGGCGAGTCGACGATCTACGTGGCCGGCGCTGACAACTACGACGCCCTGCGCGGTATGTACTTCGACGGCGTGGTGCTGGACGAAGTTGGCCAGATCCGGCCGAGCGCTTGGTACAAGGTGCTGCGCCCAGCACTCTCCGACAGGAGAGGGTGGGCGATCTTTGCCGGCACGCCCGCGGGCAAGAACATGTTCTGGAACCTGCGCGAGGAAGCGCGGATGAACCCCGAGACGCACCTGCTGCTCGAGCTTCCGGCGTCCAAGACGGGAATTATTCACCCCGACGAACTGCGCGACGCCAAGGCGCAGATGACCGAGGACGCGTTCCTGGTCGAATACGAGTGCTCGTTCGACGCGGCGATCCCTGGCGCGTACTACGCCAAGATCATCGGCGACGCGTACGGGGACGGGCGCATCGGCAAGCACCCGATCGACCCTGCGTTTCCTGTGCACCTGGCCGCGGACTTGGGTTTTACCGATTCGTGCAGCTGGTGGGGCTGGCAGGAGGTGCCGGGCGGCTACCGGGTGGTCGACTTCATGGAGGACGACAACCAGCCGATCCAGCATTACATCGACTGGGTCAAGTCACGCCCCTACAAGGTCGGCACCGTGTGGCTGCCGCACGACGCTAGGGCAAAAAGCCTGCAGACGGGCAAGTCGATCATCGAGCAGTTCCTGGCCAATGGCATCCAGCCGCGCATGGTGCCTGAGATGTCCCTGCAGGACGGGATCGAGGCGGCGCGTCTGGTGCTGCCCAAGTGCTGGTTCGACGAGGAGCCGACTTACGACGGCCTCGATCACCTGCGTGCGTACATGCGCGAGTGGGACGAAAGGTCGCAGACCTACCGCAACCGGCCCAAGCACGACCAACACAGCCACGCCTCGGACGCGTTCAGGTACTTGGCGCTTGCCGCGGGCCCAGTGAAGGGTAAAACACAACGAGGCCCTAAAATCACACCAAGCCAGGCAAAGGGGGCGCATTACGCCTTCAGTCTCGACCAAATCTGGGACACAGCGCCGCAACCTGAAATGAGGATTGGCTAATGGACACAGGAAAAATTACCAGCGCGGAGGATTTCAAGAGCACGCCTGCGGGTTTAGCGCAGAAGTGGGACTTGGAGATCTCTGCATCGCAAAAGGAACTGTCCAAGTTCCACACCGATGCCAAACGCATCGTGCACCGGTACTTGGACAAGCGAGAGGACTTTGGCCGCGACCAGTCCCGCGTGAACCTGTACTGGTCGACGGTGCAGGTTCTGCTGTCGATGCTGTACGCCCGCCCCCCGCGTGCGGACGTGGCGCGCAGCTGGCAGGACTCTGACGACGACCAGGCGCGCGTGGCCGGCACGATCTTGCAGCGTTTGCTCAATCGCTCGTTCGACGACAACGTCAGCAACTGGGACTCGACGGTGCGCAACAGCATCGAGGACTGGCTGACTGTCGGCATGGGCCAGGGCTGGATGCGTTACGAGGTCAAGACCGAGCCGTACACAGTCGAGGCTGTGTTTGACGAGTTTGGCAACGAACTGAGCCCGGCCGCCGAGGCTGAGCGCATTGTCGAAGAAGATGCGCCCTGCGACTACGTTTATTGGAACGACTTTTTCTGGTCACCGGCGCGAACATGGGACGAGGTGCGCTGGGTTGCGCGCCGCGTGTACATGACCAAGGACAAGCTGGTCGAGCGCTTTGGCAAGGAGATCGCGTCCACTGTGCCGCTGTACGGCCAGAACAAGGGCGCAGACGACAAGAGCTCCAGCCCTCAGTACGACCCTTGGAACAAGGGCGAAGTCTTTGAGATCTGGTGCAAGGAAAACCGCAAGGTGTACTGGTTCGCCAAGGGCGCGAGCACGATCTTGGACGTCAAGGACGACCCACTGGGGTTGGATTCGTTCTTCCCGTGCCCCAAGCCAATGGCCGCGAACGTCACGACCAGCAACTTCATGCCCCGCGGCGATTACATCTTTGCGCAGGACCAGTTCAACGAGCTCGACGAGATCAACACGCGCATCACTTGGCTGACCCGCGCCATGAAGGTGGCCGGTGTGTACG